TATACTTTCCAAAAGAAACTGGTTACGACTGTTCACAACAATAGATTTGTTATTGCAAAACTTCCTAGACAGAGTGGAAAGAGTGTAGCAGTGCTTTCGTATTTGTTACATTATGTTCTTTTTAATCAGAATATGAATGTTGCCATCCTCGCAAACAAACTATCGACTGCAAGAGAATTATTGGGTCGATTAAAACTTGCATACGAATACCTTCCGTTGTGGCTGCAACAAGGGGTTGTGGAATGGAACAAAGGTACTATAGAACTTGAGAACGGATCGAAGATTTTGGCATCTGCAACATCATCGTCGGCGGTACGAGGTGGAAGTTTCAATTGTATAGGTGGAAAAAGTACAATAACACTACGAAACGTTAAAACAGGTGATATTTTTGATATTACAATGGAAGAATTGTTTGCGAACTCGTCCAGAAATACCATCGGAAGCAACGACACTAAAAGGCAAGAAATTTCTGAATGGGAAGTATTAACTTCCCAAGGATTTAAAACTTTTTGCGGAATAAGTAAATTTCATAAACGAAAAACAATTAAATTAAAATTTACAAACAATAAAGAATTGATATGTACTCCTGATCATAAAATATCAACAATAGATGGATTTGTTTGCGCTGATAAATTAAAAAATGACCATGTGATAATTTCTATAAATGGCACTACAACATTACTAGAAACACAAAATAACAATGACTCCGATGTATTTGATTTGTTGAATGTAGAAGATACACATTCTTTTTATGCTAACAACATCGTCGTAAAAAATTGCATCGTGCTTGATGAATTTGCCTTTGTTCCTCAGAATGTTGCAGAAGAATTTTTCTCATCAGTATATCCAACTATCACTAGTGGTAAAGACACTAAAGTTATTATCGTATCTACCCCGAAGGGGTTGAATATGTTTTACAAGTTATGGACTAATGCCAACAAGAAACGTGGGGAGGAAGGGAAAAACGATTATGTCCCAATAGAGGCACATTGGAGTGACATACCAGGCAGGAATGAAAAATGGAAGAAACAAACTATCGCTAACACAAATTTAGAACAGTTTGTAACGGAATTCGAAAGTTTAGACTATAAAACTCTTATACATATTGATGGGGGTCAAGTATCTATAGGTGAATTATATGACAAACTCAAAAAACAGCAAGAAGGCAACCAATAGTAAGTTAATAACCAAGGAACAACTTATGGATTTGTATTTCGCAAAAATGATGACCCTCGACCAAATAGGGACGTATTTTGGATATAGTGATAGGCAACCAATAATTCGCCTTTTTAAAAAATTTCGTATTGTTTCCAGAACACCAACAGAAGTGGCAACGATACGGTTTGAGAAATCCTTATCTAAAGAACAATTACTTATATCCATGAAGGGAGAAAGTATTCTTTCTGCTTCTAAAAAACTAGGAATTCCAAGAGTAAGATTGGCTAAGTATCTGACATTATACGATATAAAACCTCTGTATTTCGTACACAAGAACAATAAAAAAATTATATTGGATTCAATATATGATGCTTGCACCCCAATAGAAATTTCTATATTAACAAAAATTCCGATGGATGTGATAAAATATTACAGGAAAAATTTTATCGAAAAGAGATATAATAAAGATGAGATTATTGATAGAATAAACAAATACGGATACAACATGAATAGTCAAGCATTCGCCGAACAAATAAGAACCAATGATATGTCGTTATATAATTCTATATTACACCACACCAATGATCACGAATTGAGCAGCAAAAAATTTACAGAACGTGTTTATAGAATTGTTGGAGGAATAGATGCCTCCACTAAAGTTTGTTGTAAACATTGTTCATCCAAGTTGAAGTTTTACACCTTTGAAAAAGGATATGGTAACAGTGAACACGGGATCTGTTTAGAGTGTAGTAAATCTATAAATGGTGTGTCGTTGGTTTCGCAAAAATTATTTTGGGATGTTTATCGTTCATTAAATTCGTTCATGAAAAGGTGTTGTAAATTTTCTGAATTAAATTACGAGAAAAAGATTCTTATTACAGAAATCGATAAAAAAGAACTCTGTGATTTAAAATTGAACAAGCATGCTTATTATTTTGATTTTGTTTTCAAGAACAAGATTATAGAATTTGATGGAACATATTATCACAAAGACAAATCAAAAGATTTGGCAAAGGATTCATTTGTTATTTTAAAGGGATACACCATTCTCCACATAAAAGAGAAGGATTATACAAACAACCCACAAACAGAATTAAAAAAGTGCCTAGACTTCCTAAATCAATAGTCCTCAACACCAAAGGATATAAAATATCATCTCCAGAGGGGATGGTGCCTTTTTTTGGAATAATAAAGATCACCAAGAATCAGTATCTTTGTTTGAAGTTTTCTAGTGGTGATTCTATAAAATGCTCTGAAGATCATCCAATAATGACCATCGATGGGATAGTAAAAGCAAAACATCTTGATAAAGATATTGAAATAATAACTCAATTTGGTGGGTGCTTCCTTGTTTATAAAAGACTCGTTCGCAAAACAATAGATTAGTATGATGTGGTTGATTCTGGAACAAGACATCTTTATTACACCAACGGAATAGTCTCACATAACTGTGAGTTTTTGGGGTCGGTACACACCCTAATAAGACCAGAGAAATTAAAATCTTTGGTGTATCGTACCCCCATGCACAGAAACGACGAAGGACTGAGAGTTTACGAGAGACCAAGGATAGACGGTAAATATGTGTTGGTAGTGGATACCTCGCGGGGTCAAGGACAAGACTATCATGCATTTACCGTTGTTGATGTTACTGAGTTCCCATATAAGTTGGTGGCGACCTTTCGTAACAACACAATACCACCAATGTTATATCCGAATGTCATCTATCCTGTTGCAAAACAGTATTGTAATGCTTATGTGTTGATAGAAATCAACGACATCGGTGGTCAGGTAGCAGACATACTCCATGACGAATTAGAATATGAGAATATTTTATATGTCCAGACCCAAGGTCGAAAGGGGCAGGTTGTCGGCGGTGGGTTCGGTGGTGGAAACAATTCACTCAAGGGAGTCCGTACCACTACTGCTGTGAAGAGGATCGGGTGTTCTATTTTAAAAAATCTAATAGAAGAGTCTAAATTAGTGGTAGAAGACTTTGATGTGGTGGACGAATTGTGCACATTTGTTGCGAAGGCCGAGTCGTATTCCGCCGAGGACGGACACCATGATGATCTGGTAATGACACTGGTGTTGTTTTCTTGGTTGAGTATTCAGCCATATTTCAAAGATATCACAGGGTCTGATATAAGAAAAGGTTTGTTTGAGGACCAAATGAAAATTTTAGAGGAAGAAATGACCCCATTCGGTTTCTTCGATGATGGTAGTACTCCCATCTCTGATTTTACAGATAATTCTGGTATTGCGTGGAATTGGGGCGAAAAACCATAAACACTTGGTTGTTTCGGTCAATACTCCTAAAGAAGTAAAAAATATACATAATAACAGATAAACGAATTCGGACATGATTCACCAAAAAGAAGGAGTCTACAATGGGATTTAGAGTAAGCCCTGGCGTAAGTATTAAAGAGATTGATTTGACGACCATTGTGCCTGCTATTGCTACCACTCCCGGTGGTTTCGCAGGTTACTTTCATTGGGGTCCAGTGAATGAGATCATAACGGTTTCCAGCGAAAAAGACTTGGTCAACATCTTTGGCGAACCAAAAACAGACAATTATGTGGATTTTTATACGGCTGCAAATTTTTTGCAGTACGGTAATTCCTTACAGTTGGTACGAGTCGTTGGTGATGCTGCCGCAAATGCAACAGCAAAAATTAGTGGTGTCTGTGGCGCAAATCTTGATATCAACAACGAAACAGAGTTTGCTGATCCCGATGCGGGATCAGCAGCGAACACGGCCGCGACCGATGGTGTCCTCTTCGCATCCAAATTTCCTGGTGTAAAGGGAAATTCTCTGCGGGTTGTTGTTGTTGATGGTGTAGGTGCCGGGACTAGAACGACAGGTCTTACGATAGCAAGTGCATTGTCTTTCGGAGGCACCGTCCTAGGTCTTTCTCATGGTGTGGCCGACACTTTCCAATTTGCTTCTGGCGACATCATAACCTTTACAGACGGTACTACGAATACTATTGTGGGTATCTCTGCAACAAATGGTTCGACTTCTGTATTTGGTGAATGGGTTGGGGTTAGTGGCGCCGCAAACACAGTTGGACTCGTTTTGGGTAGTGGTATAGTAACTGCGCAAAACGCAAATACGGCGTTCACTGTCCGCAGTGTGTATTCAAAGCATGTCAACACATTGGCATCCACATCAGAATATGCTGCTGCAGCAGGTGGTTCTGGTGATCTCATCTCTGTTCTTGTCTTTGACAAGGATGGTGAATGGACTGGAACATCCGGAACTCTGTTAGAGAAGTTCGAAGCAGTTTCTCGTGCAACAGATGCAACCAATACTGATGGTTCGAGTAATTACTACAAAACAGTTATCTCCGAACGATCAAATCTTATTTACGCATTGAGTCCAGAACTTGCTGGTGTTACTGGTAAACTTGCTTCTTCGACTGATTGGGCTCGTCTCACTACCACTGGTATCAGTGACGCCAGAGTCATTGGAAATGGTGTAATCTCCCTCAATTTGAGTGGTGCATGTAGTGCTGCTCCTAATGATTCAGAACGATGGCAGATTGGTTGGAGTAAGTTTGCAGATCCTGTTGCAGTCGATGTTGCTCTTCTGCCTGTTGGTAATGCAAGTGCAAATCTTGCCAAACTCATCGTAAACAATATTTGCGAAGCTCGTTTGGATTGTATGGCTTTCCTTTCTCCGGCTCAAACGGATGTTGTGAACAAACTTCCATACGAAGCACTCACTGCACTGAAAACACTCAGAGACACTACGATTAATATCAATTCGTCATATGCTGTCTTGGATAGTGGTTGGAAGTATCAGTTAGATACCTACAACAATGTTGTTCGTGTCATGCCGTTGAATCCTGACATTGCAGGTCTTGTTGCAAGAACAGAGTTCACGAATGAGGCATGGTTCTCACCAGCTGGTTTTAATAGAGGTCAGATCAAAAATGTTGTCAAGTTGGCATATAATCCAGCGTCCGAAGCACACAGAGACGAATTGTATACCCGACAAATCAATCCCGTTGTCTCGTTCCCTGGAGAAGGAACAGTACTGTTTGGTGACAAAACCATGCAGTCTAAACCTTCTGCCTTTGATCGAATCAATGTGAGACGACTGTTCATTATTCTGGAAAAGGCTATCGCAACCGCATCCAAGTTCTTCTTGTTTGAGCAGAACGATGCATTCACGAGAGCACAATTCAGAAATATGGTTGTTCCTTTCTTGAAGACAGTTCAACAAAGACGAGGAATCACTGATTTCAAG